CCATATGAGGCAATTATAATTGCGTTTTCTTCTTTTTCTGTTAATGCTCTTATTTCTTCTCTAGTTTCTGTGTCAGTGCCTCCATGGACAAAGAACACAGAACGATCTTCATCTTTTAGCATGTTGTATAACACCTGTCCATGCTTTTCTACGAACTGAAATAGTAATAATGTATTGCCGTCTTGTGCTTTGGTTAGGTTTTTAATAATTTCATTACGTTCAGGGTTAGTAACAAGCCAATCTATCTCTTCTTGATATGTTTTCTTTTTCATATCTTTCTTTTCAGCATCTTTATAATTTAATGTACAACAAACAATTTTTAAGTTAGCTAATTGGTTATCATCCATTAATTTTTTAGTTGTAGTAACCTTATGTACTGGTCCAAATGTTCCTTCCAATACTAATTTATGAGTCTTTGTGCCGTCTAGTGTACCCGTAGTCCCGATCCTATAGGGTGTGTTAGTACATTTATTCATTAAAGTTGTAAGGGATTTAGCCTTAAATAAATGAGCCTCATCGCCATAGAATACATCAAAGTCTTTGAACCATGCTTTTGGATACTTGTATATTGATTGCCATGTACTAATAGTTATTGGCCATTCATTAGTCTTATCTTTGCCACCATATATTCTATGACAGTTTTCTGAAACTTTCCACGGGTCTGCACTAGCATAGTCCTCAAAATCACCATACATCTGTTCTACTAATGATGTTGTTGGTACTACAATAAGTTGCTTACGTCCTCTTGCTTGGTGATACCTTACAAGAGAATATATAATAAGAGACTTACCACTAGCAGTGGGAGAAAGAAGTAAAGATCTACCTTGTTTAATACAATGATCAACTGCGTCCCTCTGATAGTCCCTAATTTGAATCGCTTTTCCATTAGCATGTAACCTTAATGAGTCTGTTAATAATTTTACGTCTGTTTGTTCGCCAATTTTATCTATGTCTAATTCTATATCATATTCTAATGTGTTGGCAAACTCTTTTAAGTAAGGTAGTAACCCTACATATAATTCCTTGGTGTATAAACTATATAGTCTTGCTTTACCGTCCCACATTCTGTTTCTATATAGTGGCATAAACCTAGCGCCTGGAACATCAAAAGTAAAGAAGTCACATATCTCTTGATCAGTACTCATGTCTGTATCTATTTTTAAATATACTGAATCCTTTTGTCTTACTTTTATCAAAACTTTTTTTGCTCCAAAAAGGTCGTCATTTTTTTCTCACTATAAAAGGCCGTTAGTAAACTTGGTCCATTCAATAGCGTTTTTAATATCGAAGGAACGGCTATTTAAGGACCTCATAACACCCTCTAATAGGGTTATACAAGTGTCTATATACTCTACTTTATCTGTTAATGTTATAACATCTGGATCTGTATCTAAGAAGTCATTCATTTGATTATTTAAAGGAGCATTGCCTAGGTACTGATCCCAACCAAACTCATTAAGTTCTTGTTGAGTCAATTCTCCTCGATAATATCTCCACTTGAGACGTCTTAGGGTTAATAGGTTTGATTTGTTTTTTCGTAACTGTAATTTGAACGTGGATAACATACCTAAATACTTGGAATGTAGTTCTGGTATTTTAGTAGACTCTTGACCCAGATTTAACTCATCAATTTTGCAGTCTTCCTGCCACATTTCTTGTATTTCATTTAATTTAATCATAACATAAGTATAGAGTATTTCTAACTAAGAATCAAGTAATAATAATACCGTTATGCGCCGGAAACGTCAGTAATTGTAATATTAATGTCTTGTTTTACTGTTGTTGTGCCATCTGTGACGCTAACTGTTGTTGTATAACTGTTCTTAGTTTCATAATCTGGTGCTGAGCTGAATATTAATACTCCTGTTGATGAATTTATACTCATGGAGCTTGCATCACCTCCAGCTATACTATAAGTTAGGGTATTATTTTCAGGATCGGTAGCTACAATGGTACCAATTGCTGTTTGGTTCTCTGCTGCCCAGAAATAAGCAGACGATGTAATAGTTGGTCCTACATTAGTGGGTACAAATGCCACAGGCGGTGTTGTTGTTTCAATTAAGAAGTCCCTGTATCTAAACATGGCAACACCAACCATATAGTCTGTGTTCCCAGTAGATATTTCAAAATCTAATCCCTGTAAACTAACAGGAAAAGCATCTCTGAATATAATATTAGTAATTGGATTGTTATTTGAATCTAATAGAAATAAGGTAGCATCTGAAGACATGAATGGTTTCTTTTCAACATCTGGAAATCTATAACTTTGAGACTCTTCAAACTTTGTATGCTGCTCATGATCTTCTGGAAATCCTAATCCAATCATCCAATCATATAACTCTTTATAATTTTTCATGTCCTCTTGTATCAAGAAACGTATCATTAATACACCAAAATCTAATTTCTCTCCTGCATAAGGTATATCAACAAGTGGTGTCGGTAATACTGCAGGTGGTAGGTTCATTTCTGGAATGTTTGCTGCTTGACAGAAGTAAGATACGTTAGGAATGTTATGAACTTGAAATTTAAAAGCATTAGGACGTAAATAGTCTAGTTCATTAGGGTTTCTACTATCCCAGCTTGCCTCTGTTACGTTTGTTATGTTCGTTGTTGTCATCTACCTTGTCCTCTGTATTTCTTATGACTTCTTTTCTTATGCTTATTCATCGTTGAAGTTGATATTTTTATTTTTCTACCTCTTCCGCCTTGTCCTATTGACGAAGACTTTCTTTTATGTACATTTAGTCTACTTAATGTTGATCTCCAAATCTTTGCCATTTAAAATCCTACTGATACACCACAACCACAAGAAGCTTGTTCCATTGGATTATGAAATTCAAAACCTTCATTTAATCCTTCTTTCTTCCAACTAATAATTGTTCCATCTAAATACATTTCTGACATAGGACATATCCACATCTTGAATTTACCATAATCAATTTCAACGTCTCCTTTTTGTGGCTCGTCCGCATAATCAAATTCATATTGAAATCCTGCACAACCACCACCCATTAAGGCAAAACGTATGCCTGCTCTTTTATTTCTTTCCACTTTCTCTATCGCCTTTATCATTGCATCATCAGTGAAATCTATATTCAATCGGGTCCTCCGTTGTGTTTTCTATGTTTCTTCTCTTCCCAATTAGTTATTGCCTGGTTTATACTAGCTTCTGCTAATACAGAACAATGTAACTTAATAGGTGGTAAATCAAGTGCTTTAGCTATGTCTCTATCTTTAATAAGCTTAGCTTCATCAATAGTTCTACCCTTAAGCATGTCTACAAACATTGTTGAGCTTGCTATTGCTGAGCCACAACCATAAGTCTTAAATTTTACATCTAAAATTGTATCCGTCTCCGGATCTAATTTGAGATCTAACTTCATGACGTCTCCACATGCTGGTGCTCCTGTCATTCCAGTGGCAACATCTGGATCATTAGGATCAAATCTGCCTACTGCGTGTTTCTCTGGATTTTTTAATACTGATTCAAATCTTTCTACTACCTCTTTACTATACACCATACGGCCTCCGTTATTCAATAGTATTTATAATACTTTCTTTGTAACCATAAGTAAAGAAGGTTGAATACCATTTGTATAAATAATATTACAGTAGGGGGTGACATTGCTAAAGTTACCACAATATTTCCGAGCATCATAACAGGATGCCTACTGCAATTGACACATACACACAGGAGAAAATTATGTCAGATAATAAATCAGGGTTCGAAATCAGAGCCGACCTACTAAACCAAGCCCAAGGTATCCTACAGGATAACCGTTCAAGTAAAATGGATTGGTATCACAATCAAGTATGCAGAGCACAAGACAATAAAGATGTTGCGTGGCCTGAATATCCACAAGAAGCTTTGGCACCTATAACAGCTCAAGATGTTATTGCCGTAGCTAAACAATTTAACGAATTCGTTAATCAAAAATAGCGCAAGCAGATAAAAAAATACCCGCCGACCGGCGGGTATTTTAAGTGTGAACTTAATAAAAATTACATTAAGTTTGTAACTTTTACTGATCTATAATACTGGTTACGATCTGCTGTAAATGTGTCAGCATCTGTAGTTCCGTTAGCCTGCATTACAAACGGGTTAGCAATCATGCCATACCTAGTTTTGAAACCAATCTTAGGTTGGAATGTGCTTGGGTCAATAGCCCTTACCATTTGTAGTGGGACGTATGGACAGTAGAAAAGACCGGCGTCATAAGGGCTAGTGCCTTTATAACCACAAACATAGAACTGACTAGCAGCTCCTGTGTTTGCTGAATAAGGGTCAATGTAAACTCTGTAACGACCGTTTAGAACTCCGGCAAATGTATTACCTGTGTCATCAACATTTAAATTAGTTGATAATGCTGGAGCATAGTCTAAAACGCCTGCCATTGCAAGAGCACTAGCTACGTCTGAAGAACAGATAATAAAGTTACCTTTTCCTCTACGTGTGTCTTGTGCAATTACGTTAGCATCTCGTTCAATGTTAAACAATAGACCTTTAAATCTTTCTACAGACCACCTACCGTTACTGTCAACATCTAAGTCAAATGTTCCAGCAGTAGCAGTTGAGGCTGAGCCTGTTTTTGCTACTTTGTAAATAGTTCTGATAACCTCACGGTTAATTTCTGCAAGTATTTCCTGTGAAAGGATATTACTTAGCTCGGATTCTGCATCCAACCCGTGAACAGCTTTCAAATCTTGTGCAAGTTCAACTGTGTATTCTGCTTTAAGTGCTCTTGACTTAGCAGTAACAGTTGTCTTCTCGATTGAGAATGCCATTTCTTGTAGGGTAGTTGAGTCTCCGAAGCCTTCTGCAGTGCTTGTAGATACGCCTGTGCCAGTTGTGTAAGAACCGTCTACTGGATTAGCTCCAGCGTGTGTTCCTGCACCCGAAAAGTCTGTATCTGCTTCGTTAAATAAAGCCTCTGTACCAGTTTGACTAGTATAGTGTGACTTCATTGCGAAGATAAGACCTGTTGGGCCTGACATAGGTTGTACGCCACAAACGTCATACGCCATAAGGTTAGGCAAAGCACGTCTAACTAACGATATTAATATCGGATCATAGTTATCAACGCTTGCACCTGTTTGGTTTGCATGTGTAGCCTCGAAAAGAGCTTCCTTCTCCTCACGGAGAGCTTTCTCCTGATTTTCAAGGACTACTGTGGTAACTGCGCGCTTATATGGATCTTTGATCTCATTAAGATCAGGATGCTCAAGTACGGGCTGCCACTTTTTCTGTAGTTCTTCTGAAAGATACATCAGTTTCTCCTTGTTTTACGTTTGTTATTTAATTTATAACCTAATTATTTATAAAAAATTTAATTTTTAACCTTATCAAACTTAGCTGCTTGGGTGATACCTTGTACATATCGGCCCATTACAGTATTGTCTGTTAAAGCTCCCTGATCAACGCTATCTTCTAGCTTATCGCTATCATCTGCTTTCGCTTTAGGAAAATAATTTTCCTTGATAACATTTAGTTTTTCAGTGTACATCTCTTCGTTGTCGTAAGATACGTCTTCGATTAGAGTTGCAAACTTTTCAACTTCAGTTTCAGCTAGATCGTCAACCACGGAACGGAATACTCTTTCCTTTTGTAGTTGTTCCCTGTCTTCGCTGATTTCAACAGACTTGTTAATCTCTTCGTCTAACTTAGATTTTAACTCGTCTATTTCTTTTTGTTGAGACGTAAGTACATCGAATTTTTCTTCAGGAACATCGATGTAATGGTTTTGGAATGTCTCTCTAAGATCTTTAATAAAGCTCTCTGTGATTTCATTCTTAAGACCATTCTCAACAGCTAGTTCATTCTCTGACATCCATTGCTCAGTTACATAACTGAGATATTTGTCAATGTTTTCTACTAGCTTTTCTTTAGCTTCTTCAAAAGCCTTATTGGCTTCCTCAACAAGTTCGTTCTCAATGAGATCTATTTGTTGATTGACTCGAGCTACAACGACAGTCTCAAATAATGAGGCTGCTTTTGTTTTGAATTCTTCTGAAAGATGCTCTTCGTCGGCAAATAAGTTAGCAATGTCTTCTTCAAAAAGTGTTTCAGTTTCTGCTTCTTCTTCTGTTTCTGCTTCTTCTTCTTCAGTTTCTTCTGCGACTACTTCTTCTTCGCCTTCAGCTTGTTCTTCTTCCTCTTCCTCTGCGGGTGCTTCCTCTGCAGTTTCTTCTTCTGCTACTACTTCATCATCAGTTTCAATAACTTCTTCTAAAGTTTCCTCGTCTTCGCCACCTTCTTCGCTCTCGCCAACAGGTCCCCTGTTGCCTGCTGAGCTAGGTTGGTTAACTACTGACTTAGGATCTGTAGTGTCTGTGTAGTTTGGAGCTTTTCCAGCGCCTGCGCCTTCTAGGCCAGGTGCTTTTGAAGCTTTACTAGAAGCTGCTTTACCTACTGGGCTTGTTAATCCGCCTTCTGGGTTGCTAGAACCGCTAAGGTCTTGCTGCTCAGGATTTGGATTGGAATTACCTTGTAAAGGATTAGTTTTGTCACCAGCTGTTTTGTCCAACGGACGATGTGGGTCCGCCGAAGATGTTGGCAAGTTAGCTCTTGAACTTCCACCTTGCATAGGTGGGTTTTGATCTCCAGCAATTGCCTCATCTATAACTTCTACGGTAGCGTCCTGAAGCTTACCTTCTAGAAGTTCTCTGATTTTGGATTCTACTCCCATTTTTCTCTCCTTATTAGTCGGATTATCTAGTTTTACTATAATCTAATAAACTATTTATATTTATATAGATTTCTATTAGATTTTGGACAGTTTTTGTAGAAAATTGTTAAAGACTTGGAGCTTTTCTTCTTCTAAATGTGCTGAATTTGCACTAGAAATAGTAGCCTGAGCCTCTTCAATGTCCTGTTCTGTCCATCTCCCATTAACAAAAACCCATTCTTTGCCCTCCATTATACCGCTAACAAAAGCGTCTGGAGCGCTCGGATCAGCAACAATATCTGCTGCTGTGGCAAGCATAAAGTCATCTTGTACTTCGTTAATGCCGTTTCTCTCTTTTAAAGAGCCCAGTCCTCTGGATGAAACACCCAGCTGAGCACCTTCGCTAATGAGTTCTTTTACAATTTTACCCATAGGCGTATCCATAACCTTCGCCTTACCGATATAATTGTTGCCGTCTTCCTTAAGTGATACAATCATGTGCGAGACACGGTCCAAGTTAACCGTTGGGCCTTCAGGATGACCTAATTCCCCATAAGCTCGTTTAGTGTCAACATTTTCTTTGACATAACGATTTACTTCTCGCTGCATTATCTCTCTTGGATATATACGGCCGTTCTTGTTCTTTAAATCTGATTGTAAAAAGACTCCTTCAATAAACACGTTAGGTTTATTTTTATTTTTAGTCTCTTCTGTGAGATAATTAATCTCTTGGTTAAATTCTTTTATTAATCTCATTGTTCTATCCTAATGAACCGCCATCATACACATTTCCTGCGTCATCTGTGTCTAATGGTGCGTTTTGATGTTGTTGTGAACCATATCCAGAAACTTTAGCACAATCAACTATGACTGTTCCGCCAGAGCCTCCTGCTATTACGACTTCTATATCGCTTCCGTTTTCTGAATTGTCTGAAAAGCCGTAAAAATCTTGTGATCCGCTTTCATGTAGTTCATATAGAACAACGGAGTTTCTTTGCACCTTGGCGCTAGCTCCGCTTGATAGTGTCCAATGTAGTCCCTTAATGTTTACTGCTGGGGAGCTTTGCGTCTCGGTGGATTTCTTTAACGTTGTTGCTAAAGCTATTGTACCTGTTGCTGCAGTCCCCCTAACACTAACCACACCCTGGACTTGGGTTAATTTTAAGTTATTTACTGTGACTGCCATTTAATTTTCCTATGTTGGTAAGTTATATTTCTTTTTACTACTATGGTTAATGTGTTTATTCTCTTCAAGAACTTCTATGTTCTCGTCATCCACTTCAACTCTTTCTATACCGTGTTCAAACATAACCTTATACCAGGCAACGTTGCCGTTTTCATCTGGTTCTGCATGTTCACCTATAATAGTTTTGCCTTCTTTCCACTCTTTGTGGAAGATTTTACTAGCGCACATGTGCTTATCGCCTTCTAGTGAGCCTTTAGCAACACCATCAGTAGGAGCTTCGGTAATAACTCCTGCTCTATAATCCTTAAACGTTCTCATCTGTTTCGCCGTCTTCAACAGGTACACCTGTTGTTTGATCTATATCCACTAACTCTAACGGTTCACCCATTGGTTCCATGTTAGGATCTACACTTTGTGGATGAAACATTTGCTTTGATGTTTCAACCTTTGCTGCATCCATTGCATGGTTTGTCCTGTCTTGCATTAAGTTATTAAAGTTATCTTGGACATCTGATGCTTTACCAGCTATCATGTTGTCTAACATGTCTTTAATTTCTTTACTTTGATCTAAATCTTCTGCCATTTTATGCTCCTCCATTAGGTCCTACGGGGTTTCCCTCGCCTGGAACCTCATCTTCTATATTACCAGCTCCGTTAGGGGCTGCTTGATCAACTGCTGCCAGTGGACTCCATTGATATTGTCTTTGATATTGAGGTTCACTCAATAATTCAGTTTCAATTTCTTCAATTTCATCATCTGTTAGCATTAAAACGTTCTTTTGTATGTAACGCTTACTAAAAAATGTTCCGATATATGCTGCCAATCCGTTTAATACTTCTACTCTACTTCTCAAAATCTCTTGTTCTTTAGACTCTGTATAGTAAGCATCTGTAGAAAACTCAAAATCTATATCGTCTTTAATAAGGTGCCAATCCTCTTCGGTTAGAACACCTTTTAGTAAACATTGCGTCTTTAAAAGATCGCTTAACATAACTGAGAACTTCCTTCTTAACTTGATGATGAATTTTGTAAACTTCATTTCATCTCTGTTAATCTCAGCTGCTCTCCCAAAGTTCATACCAGCTTGTTGTTCCAAACGTGAGATAGGAATGTTCAACGATTGATATAGTTTACGTTGAAAATATTCTACGTCTTCTATTTGCCCCAGGTTTTGGCCTGCTGGCAATGTATCAATCTGTGTTCCTGTCCCGCCTTCTCTTCTGGGTAACCAGAAGTCTTCCAACATTGACATAAACTTCTTGTCATCACGGATCTCGCCTGTATTAGCATCGTAAACTAACTTATTACGATAACGATCCATAATGTCTTTTAGATATTGTTCTGCCTTCATCTTCGGCAAGTTACCAACATCTACATAAAATATTCGTCTTTCAGGAGCCCTTGTAATTCTATAAATTACTACCGCGTTCTCCATCATACGAAGTTGGTTTGCTGGCCTTATGGCCTTGTGTAAATACGACAAAGGTATTTGTTTGTCGCTATCTACCAAACCGCTAGGTGCATATGTAATAGCATCCTTTGTTATTTTCAACCCTTGTTGATTCTCAGGTGCTACATAAGCTCCAGGTTTTTGAGTTACGCCCTTATCATTATATATAAAGAACTCATTAACCTCTTTAACAAACATGACGCCAGTAGGGTTCTTTTCCTTCTTGACTTCACGTACTTTCCTAATTTTCCTGGGATCAATATATCTAATATCTTTTATCCCTTGTTTAGGTTGTTCAAGATCTATTACCTTATGGAAATAAATCCTTCCATCAACATACCATCTTCGGAAATAATCCTGGGCTCTATCCTTAAAGTCCAGGATATTTTTAATTTCCTCGAATTCATTTGCTATACTTTTCCTAACACTGGCTGAAAGTCTTACTTCGTCCAGGTTAATTTCAACGGGTGACTCGTTCTCCAATTGTGCAACAGACTCGTTGATTATATCTTCAACTGCTGTATCCACGTCTGCCATTAAAGCAATGTCGCGATACCGCTTAATCAATTCCGCTTCTGTTTGGGCTATGCCTTCAACGTCCATGTAGGTACCGTAGTACCCACCTGCTCGAATCGACTCTATTGCACCGTCATCGGATGGCGCCACAAAAGATTTTTCGCTCTGTGGCGTCTGTTTCCGTTTTATTTCAAACCCAAATAAATCCATATTCTATACCTATCCCTTAGGTTAGGTTACTGTGTACCATTGATATTGGAATGTTACTGTAAATTCCTCAATGATATCGTTTTGTGCATATTGTAGTGCTATTTCCGACATATTAATTGGAAAGGCGTCATGTAACTTGTACTGACCTCCTGGGAGGTTCTGAGAGTTACGGTCTAAATGATTCACATGTAACAATGTCTGATACTTAGAATGTTCAAGCTCGCCCTGGTTGGCATTTCCGCCTGATTCGTTGCCTTTCGTATTCATCAATTCCATCCAAGCTTCAAATGGTTTTCTGAGACTAAATTCATTGTTGTTAGCAATAGTGATGGTCCAAGGATCAAAAATCCTTTCGCCAGCAAATTTAACTTCTCTTCCACGATATTGAATTATCGCTGGATTTACCGTTGACGCTGGTAATGCAGCACCTGTAACTAACAGGCTATATTTTCCTTCTGCAACAATACCTGTTGGGAAATTAAGTACGACTTCAAACTGGTTAGGTCTGGCACCGCCTTCTTTTAGCAAGCTTTTAAAATTATCTATATCCACTTTATTCTCCTCTTCTTACTATTTATACATTACCCGCCAATTTCTTCAAATGCAACACCACTTCTTGTAGCAATAAAGTTAAGCTGTATAAAGTTGATAGCCTTTGCTGGTTTAATGAAAATGTCTGCAACAAATTCATTTCTATCAATTACTTCGCCTGTATTATTGCTAGAGTTACATATAACTTTAAAGTCATATATTCCTCTACGTCCTTTGACGTCCCTTAGGAAAGGTGTAAGCATACTTGAGAATTGTGCTCTTGTAAATGCGTCGTTAAATTCAAACAATTGGAACTTAGCTGCTGTTGCTACTGCTTTTTCAATTATGATAAACAGTCTTCGAACATTAATTCTATTAAATGCTGAAGGAGCTGCTAGTAACGTCTTGTCCCCGAACAATACGATTCCGTTTCCAGGACTGTTTATAACAGGGTTTACTCCGGCTTGGTATAGATCATCTCTATTTGCCTTAGTAGGATTCCACGCTAGTTTTACTGCGTTTCTTACTTGTCCTCTGTTAAATCCTGCTGGAGAGTACCAAGGATCTCTGACGTTGTCTGTGTTTACACATAGACCTGCCATGTCTCCGTTTAATGGTACCCAACGATATACATCATTGTATCTATCGTATTGGTATTTCCAGTTACTGTCCATTACACTATATGATGTGGCTGATAAAGCGCCTTTATCACCTGTTATAGTTGTAACTTCTGAACCGGAGTTGTTTACTACACTTCCTCTCTGTGGTGAAACAAATGCTATACAGTCTTTTCTGACTTTAGCAATATTGTCTTGTACCCACTTCTTATCAGTGTTGGTCCAGCCAGCCGTCATTACTAGGTTGACGTCAACTGATTCTGCGTCTCCAAATAATGCGTAAGACCTTTGTACGTCTGCGCTGTCTGGGCTGTCAGAAACACCACCTGTTAAACTGTCAGTATGTTCTGCTGTAGTAAATACTGATGTATAGGCTGTTCCTGATGAAGCTGTTCCCCATGTGCTGTCTCCTGCTGGGTGATCCATCCAACGGATAAACTCAGACTGTGTATTAATCACGTCTTTGTAGTATATTGATCCGCCTTGTAGACCTTTAGCATCTGATGCTTTGGAAACACCTTCGTGTTTTTCTAAAACTGTACCTGCCACACCCGTAAACAAACCATCTTCGTCAATAACGATTATATGAAGTTCATCATTTGAACCTCCTACTAATGCTACGTTCGTTGAGGTTAAAGGTGCGGAGTTAAAGTTGTCTTTGTAAGTCCAATCTGCTGCGAGAACGGCTGTAGCTGTTGCTCCAGAACCGCCTCCACCGCTAAATGTGATAGCTGGTGCGCTAGTATATCCATTACCAGGATTCGTAATAGTAATTGCAGTAACTGCACCGCCACTAACTGTAGCTGTACCTGTTGCTGTAATACCTGAACCTGGAGCTGCAAAAGCAACTGTTGGAGCTGACGTATAGTTAGATCCTCCTGCACTAATTGTAGCTGATGCTACTGAATTAGTATCATAGTTGCTTGAGTCTGCAAATGAAACTTTAAGCGAGTTGCCTAGAGCTCCTGGATGTTTT